CTCCAGCTCGTACGGCATCCGCCCCGCTTTGAAGGCCCCCTCTATCCTCTTTGAGGACTCTGAGGCCGGTCTGGACTTGAGCAAGATTCCAACCGATGAGCTGCTTCAGGAAATCCACCGCAGACTCGCGGAAAAGGCATGAGTGCCGATAAGCTGGCAGAAGCACGGCAGACGGCGGAAACATCGCTGGGATTCAAAATCCCGGATGTGGTAGCCACCAGCGTTCTCTGGTATGCCCGGCGAAAATGTGAGCTGGCAGAGCAGCCGGAGAGCTACCTTCCGCTTCTGTACGAAACCGAGCTGACCGACTACTATATGCGGTTGGCAATCAACCTGAAGGGAGAAAAGCAACGTGAGCAACGAATGCGTGAAGCCCGAAATTCCGCAGTTCCCGGAACTGACATTTGAGGAAGAACGGCATCTCTACTACCTGAACGGGCTGGAAGTACCCAGCGTGACCACCCTGATGAAGCCGCTGTCCAGTGACTTCTACAGCACGGTGGACCCGGAGGTTCTGAACAAGGCCGCAAAGCGCGGCACGGCCATCCACAATGCGGTGGAGAACTACGCCAAGTTCGGCATTGAGGACATTCCGCCGGTGTATGCCGGGTATTTTGCTGGCTTCCGGGAGTGGTGGGATAGCCGCAAGCCGGAAGTTCTGGCGACCGAAACCAAGGTCTACCACAAAATCCTGCGGTATGCAGGCACGGTCGATCTGCTGTGCATCATCGACGGCAGGGTGACGCTGGTGGACTACAAGACATCGGCACAGGTGAACAGCAAGCTCTGCGCTGTGCAGCTTGAAGCCTATGACAGGGCATGGGAGAGCCACGACATCAAGGTCGATGACCGGCTGATTCTCCACCTGTCCAAGAAGTGCTATCAGGAAGTGCACTTTCCCCGGAGTGGGAAGTGCTGGTCGGTGTTCTCGTCCTTGATGACAATTAAGAACTACATGAACGAGTAATTTTTAGGAGGTTCGACAGATGGAAAAAGAAACTATGGTTGCAACCGTTCCGCAGGCCGAAATCGTTGATGAGCAGCAGCTCTCCCGCGATGTGACCGACATCGAGTTTCAGGCGGAGTCGCTGGTTATCCAGACCGATGAAGATTACGCCTTTGCCGGTGAGTTCGGCAAGATGCTGAAGAAAAAGGCGTCGCAGGTCACGACGTTCTTCAAGCCCATGAAAGACAGCGCCTATCAGGCCCACAAAGCGGTTTGCGACCGGGAAAAGGCCATGCTGACCCCGCTGCGCAACGCCGAGAAGACGGTCAAGCAGGTGATGAGCGCCTATATTGCAGAGCAGGAACGTAAGCGCCGGGAAGCTGAAGAAGCTGCTCGACGGGCATCGGAAGCTGAACGGGAGCGCAAGATTCAGGAAGCGGCTACGCTGGAAGCCGCCGGTGACGCAGATGGAGCGGAGGCCGCTTTTGAAGAAGCCGCCATCATGGATGATGCTGCAAGCTATGCGGTAGTGCCTGCCGCAGCAACCCCGAAGGTCTCCGGCGTCAGCACCTCGAAAGACTGGGAAATCGTCGAGATCGACCCCAAGACGGTCCCGCTGGCGGTGGCGGGCATTGAGCTCCGCCCGGTCGATCAGGCCGCTGTTATGCGCCTCATCCGTGCCTCGAAGGGCCAGATCGAAATTCCCGGCATCACCTACCGTCAGGTCGCAAAAATGAGCTTCAGGGGGTAAAAGAATATGTCTACTGCTATGAGCAAGGCTGAGAGCAACGCTCTCGTTGTCAGCTATGATGTTCTGGGCACGCACGTTGAGCTGGATTTGGATTTCGTGAAGAAGTACCTCGTTCGCGGCAAGGCAGAACTGGTAAGCAATCAGGAACTCGTGTTCTTTATGAACACCTGCCGTCAGCAGAAGCTCAACCCGCTGGCTCAGGGTGAGGTCTACCTCATCAAGTACAGCGAGAAGGACCCGGCGCAGATGGTTGTCGGCAAGGATGCTTACCTGCGCCGGGCATTTGAACACCCCGACTACCTGTTTAAGCAGGATGGCATCACTGTTCTGCGCGGCGACCAGATTTTTCAGAAAGAGGGCTGCTGCCTTTATCCGGGCGAGTCTTTGGTCGGCGGCTGGTGCCGGGTGTACTTCATGCGCAATGGCAAGGAGCGCACGGCCTTCAAGGAGGTCAGTTTCGGAGAGTACAACAAAGGGCAGGCCAACTGGCAGAACAAGCCCGCGACCATGATCAACAAGGTTGCCATCAGCCAGTGTGTGAGAGATGCCTTCCCCAAGGACTATGAGGGAGTCTACTCGGAAGACGAAATGGTTGCCTCTGGTGCTATCCCGGTGAATTACAAGGAGCTGGATGACCAGAAGCCGGAAGAACAGCCCGCCGAGGAAGAAGACCCGGTCATCTCGCAGGAGCAGCGCCAGCAGCTTTTCAAGGCGGCGCAGGCAAACTTCGGCAAGGACAAGGGCAATGCCGTGGTCAAGTCCATCATCGAGGAGATGGGGCTGACCTCTACGACCGGCATGAAGATGTCCACCTACAACAAGGTGGTCGAGCGGCTGGTCGAAATCTGCACGGCCCACAAGGCGGAGCTGGAAGCTGAGGAAGGCACCAAAAATGACGGTGCGGCTGAAGAATAAAGCCACCGGCGGAAAAGGAAGGTGAGGGGATGCCGTGGATAAGCGTACATCAGGAGGTGGACGGTACGAAGCTCCGTAGATTATACCGCGCCATCGGGTGTTCCAAGTTTGAAGCCCTCGGCATCCTGAACTTCCTGTGGTTCTGGGGCATGAAGAACGCCGATGAGACCGGGCTGGTCAAGGATGCAGACCTCGAAGTCCTGAGCCGATACCTGTACGGCTGCGGCGAGGACTGCCAGCTCGACATGGGCAAAGTGGTTCAGGCCCTTGTGGACACCGGCTGGATTGATGTGGCGGCCGACGGCTTTTACATCCACGACTGGGACACATGGCAGGAGCAGTGGTATAAGCTCCAGAAAAACCGCAGGCTGGATGCTGAACGAAAGCGGAAAGCCCGGCAGATGGAGCGTGAGGCCGCAAAGCCTGCGCCGAAGACCCCGGAGCCGGAACAGATGGAACTTCCTGTGGAGCCAGAAGCCAAGCGGCCAGCAAAGCCGAAACCTGATAAGAAATCCTATGCGGAGTTCGTGAAGATGAGCGAAGCGAACTACGACCGGCTCGTGAAACTGTACGGCAAAGCCTTTGCGGATGCCTGCATTGTGGAGCTTGACAACTACAAGGGCGCACGAGGAAAGACCTACAAGGACGACTACCGCGCCATCCTCTGCTGGGTCGTAGACCGGGTTAAAGAAAAGAAACCGGGCCTGCTTCAGCAGGGCGCAAGCGAATCTACGCCGGCTGAAGAAAATCCGTTCAGAGAGTGGGGTGAGCAGAATGGGTAAGTTTGATGGCCTGCTGCAAGGCGTCGTTCGTCAGGCGCAGGCGGCAAATCAGCCGGAGAACGGTGATTACTACGACGATGAAGGGTTCCTCGTATGCGGGAACTGCCATACCCGTCGGCAGGTAGAAGTCAATATGCCCGACCTGAAAGCCGTTCCGTTCGACCCCAAGAAGAAAGTTCGAGTCAAGATGCCGGTGTCCTGCCGCTGCCGGGCAGAACGGCGGAAGCAGGAAGAACAGATGCTCATGCAGGATCGGCAAAGCCTCATGGACGAACGCCTGCGGGACATCAGCTTTGACGGGTTCCAGCAGACCAAAGACAATGCCTACAACCTGAAGCTCTGCCTGCGGTATGCGAAGCACTTCGACGAAATGCTGGCAAAGAATCAAGGACTTTTATTCTATGGCGGTGTCGGAACCGGCAAGACGTTCGCAGCGGCCTGTATTGCAAACCATCTCCTGAGCCAGAGGGTCCCGGTAGTGATGACCTCGTTTGTAAAGCTGCTGGAAACCATGCAGGGGTTCAGCGAGGATGACAGCGCCTTGATTGCCCGGCTGAACAGGGCGAAGCTGCTCATCATTGATGATCTCGGCGCTGAACGCAGTACGGACTTTGCTCTGGAAAAGGTCTACGACATCGTGGACAGCCGGTACAGGGCCAAGCTGCCTATTATCCTCACCACGAACCTGAGCATGACCGAAATGAAAGAATCTGCGGACATCCGCTACACCCGCATCTATGACCGTATCTTTGAAATGTGCTACCCGATGCAGTTCACAGGTCGGTCGTGGAGAAAGGCAGAAGCGGCCCGCAGATTTGACGAGATGAAGAACTTTTTGGAGGGAAACGATGGATAAAGTTATCATCGCAAGCGTTGAGGACCGGTTGACGGTAGCTGCCATCCTCGTAAAGAACGACTACACCGTCCGGCAGGGCAAGCAGCTCCGGCCGGGCAAGAAAAGCTACGAATACTATCTGGAGTACGCTCCGAACGATAAGCCGAAGCAGGCGGCAGGGGAATGAGGACGCAGTTCTGCATCTACGGAGAGCCAAGAGGCAAAGAACGTCCGAAATTCTCGACCGTCTGTGGTCATGCGACAGCCCGAACCCCGGAGAACACGGTTCTGTACGAAAACCTCGTAAAGACCGAGTACAGAATCCAATCCGGGGTTCGGTTTGCTGATGACGCTATGTTGAGCGTGAGGATTTTTGCGTTCCTCTCCGTCCCGAAGTCGGTCAGCAAGAAAAAACACCTTGCCATGATCGACCGCCTGATACGCCCGACACGAAAGCCTGATTTCGACAACATCGGCAAAATCATCTGCGATGCCCTGAATGGAATTGCCTACCGCGATGATGCCCAGATCGTAGATGCACTGGTTCGGAAGTTCTACTCCGACATCCCGCGTGTTATCGTTGAAATCTCAGATATACCGTATGAACAGTAAAGGAGAATGACTATGAGCGACAAAACGTATGTGCTGTCCCTGAGCGCGGACACCTTCAACGCCTTCAAGATGGACTTCGACAGCGCCCTCCAGCGCTTGCTTCAGAAGATGGACAGGCTCCAGAGCGACAGCGCCTCCATCAACTGCAAAATCAGCGTGGCACTGACCCCGGCTCCGGAACGGAACTTCGATGCAACGCGGGAGGGGGACACCGTGCAGGTGATGAAGCCCAGCTTCAGCCACGAGATCAGCACCGAAATCAAGGTCAAGGACAAAACGACCGGCAACCTCTCTGGCAACCGCAAGCTGGTGTGGGATGAGGAACTGATGGAGTATGTGATGAAGGACATCGACGATGGGCAGACCTCGCTTTTCGACACAGCCCAGAGCCGCCAGAATGCTGCGCCCCCTGTGGAGCAGGAACCGCCCCAGCTCCCGGAAGGCATCGTGGATGTTGACTACACGGTCATCAGCGATGACAAGGGCTACATCCTGCGCAACCCCGATAAGTGCGGCATCAAGGACCAGTGGGGCATCCTCAAAGTCCTTGTGGGAGAGCGGATGACGGTGAGCCGGAGTGCAGGCCACTGCTATGCGGAGACCGCAGACGGCATCATCGCCCTCGGCTCTGCCTACCTCGCAGAAGACCCCCGCCATGTGGATGACAGCATTCTGGAGCCTCATCTGGCAGAGGAAATCGCCTGCAACGGCTTCGGCACGGTTCAGGTCGGCGACCATGAGGAGCCGGAGAAGATCGTGGTAGAGTGTCTGGAATGCGGCGGCATCCTGCTGGAGGTGGAGAACCCCAACGCCCGGAAGGGTGATGCCGAATGAGGTACGGAACCTGTTTTCTGTGCGGAAAGACCGGTTGGCTGGAGGAGCACCACGTCTACCCGGGGCCATTCCGGGACAAGTCCGAAAAGTATGGCCTGAAGGTGGGCCTGTGCGGCGAGAGCTGCCATCGGAACGGCCGGTATGCGGCGCACCAGTGCAGGGAAACCTCCGATGCCCTGAAGCAGTTCTGGCAGATCAAGTACATGATGGCCCACAAAGCCAGCGTCGCAGACTTCCGGGCGGCATTCGGGAAGAACTATCTGGAACTCGACTACTACGATGATGAAAGGAGCTACCCTATGAACATTATTGCCATCAGCGGCCGCTTGACACGCGACCCCGAACTGCGCACCACTCCCAACGGAAAGCCCGTGGTGGAGTTCACGGTTGCGGTTGACCGGCCCGGCGTTAAGGACCAGACGGACTTTATCGACTGCGTGGCGTGGGAAAAGAAGGCTGAGTTTGTCGCCCGGTATTTCAAGCAGGGAAAGCGTATCGAGGCAAGCGGTGTCCTTACCACACGCACCTACGAGAAAAACGGGGTGAAGCGCAAGCGAACGGAGGTTCGCTGCGATCAGGTCTTCTTCGGCGAGTCCAAGAAAGATAGCGGCTCCACCCCGCAGGCAGCGCCGGAACCCACGAACGATGATTTCCGCCCGCTGCCCGATGATGATGACATCCCGTTCTGAGAAAGGAGAACACATGGAAGAAAATAAGAATCCCCTTATGGGCCACGTCGTAAAGGTCCCTGCACAGGTGTCCGGCATCCCCGACGGGGTGCAGATGACGGTGAACGCAGCCGTGACCACCTTTGCGGCGGTCGATGGCAAACCGGCTGGCATCGAAAGCATGGGTACGGCAGAATGCAATATGCTTGCCAGCTATACGCGGGGAACGGTCTCGTTCTCTGTCCACGGGGAAAAGCCCGTTATGGTGAGCGTCCGTCTGGATGAGTTGATGAGACTCTTGCAGGCGGCTGCTGCTGTATGTCACCACGAGCAGGAAGACAAGAAGAATGCTGAGGAGGAAAAGGCATGAGAAAGCTGTTTACGTCTGAGTCTGTGACCGAGGGTCATCCCGACAAGGTGTGCGACCGTATCTCTGATGCGGTGCTGGATGCAGTGCTGGCGAAGGACTCGGAGGGCCGGGTGGCCTGTGAGACCTGCTGCACCACCGACACGGTGTTCATCGCAGGCGAGATCACGAGCAAGGTCGATGTGGATATTGAGGGCATTGCCCGGCGGGTCCTGCGTGACATCGGCTACACCGGCGGGGCATCTGGCTTTGATGCCGACACCTGCAAGGTCATGGTGTCCGTCCACAAGCAGTCCCCTGATATTGCAATGGGAACCAGCGACATGGTCGGTGGCGCAGGCGATCAGGGCATGATGTTCGGCTACGCCTGCAACGAAACCCCGGAGCTGATGCCCCTGCCCATCATGCTTGCACACAAGATGGCCTACAAGCTCGCCCAGACCCGCAAAGACGGAACCATCCCCTTTATCCTGCCGGATGGCAAAACGCAGGTAACGGTGGAATATGAGGGGGATGGGAAGCCCCAGCGTATCGACACCATCGTCATCTCCACCCAGCACGCGGACGGAAGCCTCCCTATGCTGATGCACCCGCTGGTGGAAAATGTCATCACGCCTGTTTTGAAGGAAGCCCGTCAGCACCTCCCGTGGCTCGACATCGACACCTACGACCTGTACATCAATCCTACCGGGCGTTTTGTGCAGGGTGGCCCTGCGGCAGACACCGGCTTGACCGGGCGGAAGATTATCGTGGACACCTATGGCGGTTATGCTCCCCACGGCGGCGGGGCATTCTCTGGCAAAGACCCCACAAAGGTTGACCGCAGTGCAGCATACATGGCTCGGCATATTGCAAAGAACGTCGTGGCATCGGGTCTGTGCGACAAGTGTCAGGTCCAGTTGGCCTATGCAATCGGCATGGCGCTCCCGGTATCCCTGCGCATCGACACGTTCGGGGCCAATGTGGATGAGGAAAAGCTCTGCAATGCAGTAGACCGCTGCTTTGAACTGACCCCGCTGGGAATCATTGATGCCCTGAACCTGCGCCTGCCTATCTATGAACAGACATCCGCCTACGGCCACTTCGGCAATGTAACGGGCGGCAATTTCACATGGGAGAGCACCCACAAAGCAGGGCTCCTGCGCAGAACGTATAACACGCTGTAAGAAACAGGGCAAGCCTCTTTCCCCGTGGGCGGGGAAGGGGGCGAAGCCCATGATGGGAGGTTTAGACATGGCACAGGAAGACAAGAACGTCACAATTCCCCCGGAAATGATGCAGGAGATCGTACGGGTGGCATCGGAAACAGCCATTGAAAAGTTCCAGCACGAAGCGGAGCGGAACCGAAAGGCCGTCAAGGATAAGCGCCTGCATAACACCAAGCTGCTGCTCCAGAATTACCACTGCTTTGTAGAGCATAGCAAGAGTGCCGTGTATGAAGCCAGCCAGCTCTCCGAGGATGATGACTTCGAGGAGTTGATGGAGGAGCTGATGAGTCAGAGCGACGGCAGGGTGAGGGTCCCGGTGGTGAGGAGCATTCAGGAGAGTGCTGCCCACACCCGCATCATTGTGCAGCACATCGACCGTATGCTGGAATACTACAAGTTCCGCTGTGAGCATTCCAAGCGTGCGGAGGAAATGCGTCGGTATCGGACGATTTACGACCTCTACATTGCCCCTGAACCCAAGACTCAGCAGCAGATCGCCGATGAAGAACACGTCGATTTGTCAACCGTGTTCCGCGACCAGAAGGCGGGTATTTCCAAGTTGAGCGCCCTGATTTTTGGATGGTTGGACTAAAATTTTGGCAAAGTTGCAAAAAAGTTGCTATTGCAGTGCCATTACCACTGTGGTAAGATACGAAGCGTGAACCGATGTGTCACCCCGGAAAAACCGCGAGTGGCACATCCGGCCTCGTATCAAGCTGCAAAGCCAAAATATTTCGCTCCGAATGCAAAACCGATTGACTCCGGTGGGTAAAGGGTTAGAATGAAGATAGGCCCAAAATCTTACCGAAAAGGTCAGGAGGTACGACAGATGGAACGAAAATCCGATAAAGTCAGACGTCTGGTTGCAGACGGCGACTTCAAAGGGGCTTTGCGGATTGCAAAGGACTTCAGGCTCGGCATCACGAAGGAGCAGTCCTCCACGATGACAAGAGCGTATGAGTGCATGGTCCACGGAAGATTCTACAAGCAGCTCGGCTATGATCTCGATGAGAAGATAGCTGAGGGCGTGAAGATTCTGGTGGGCTTGTACGGAAGGAGCGAGGCACATGATTTACACCAGCCGGTACAGTAACCCGGAACTCAAGACCGGGAACTACACAGTCGTTGGGATAACACGGGGGGCGCCTAAGTTCCCCCTTCGGTATACGCTTGCAGGCAACATCATGGAGATCGCGCCGCCGGGTTATCTGTTCAACGAATACAACCGGGAGCGGTTCACGCCGCCCTACTTCCAGCACATGGACAGAGTGGGGACGGCGCGGATTGCTCAGATTCTCCAGCATTATGAGGACATGGGCAAGCCCGTGGTGCTTTGTTGCTACGAAGATGTCCGAAAGCCCGGAGAGTGGTGTCATAGACTGGTGTTCGCAGAATGGTGGCTCCAAAGAACAGGAGAAATGATCGAGGAGCTGCCTGACCCGTCACCAAACAAGTGGGCGAAACAGCCTGAACCGCAGAAAGCGGTTGAGCCTGATGCAGTCCAGATGAAAATGTGGTAATACCCGCCGATAGCTCAGAAAGTAGAGCACCTGACTCTTAATCAGGGGGTCGCACGGTTCAATCCCTGCTCGGCGGACCAACCATAGGGAGTCATGTTGGAAACAGCATGGCTCCCATTTTTTATGCCTACGAACAAGGGCTTTCCAGACGTTCACGTCTTTGGAAACAACCCACCCTCTGGAAAGCAACTGCTCCAGTCGAAACCAGAGGGGCAATTTTGAAAGAAAGGTCGGTGATATGAATGGCAAAGTTCCAGAACCCCGGAGCGTTCTTCCTCGGAACGCTGGTTGCTCAGGAGCAGAAGTTCCTGAAGCCGCTGATTGAAAATGCCCGCAAGCAGGGGTACACCCGGTTTGTTGAGCCGTGCGCCGGCGCTTTCGCCATGTCGCACATCGCGGCACAGTGCGGGTACAAGCCCGGCGAGATCGAGGCCAGCGACGTTTCGATGTTCACCTCCATCATGGGATATGCTATCACGGGCCAGCCCCTTGAGGAGCTGGAAATCAGAGCGGATGGCTTCACGAATGAGGAACTGCTCGACCCTGCGGTTGCGCTCTATGCGCAGTTGTACCTGCGAACCGTAAAGAACGCCGGGAAGGAATACTTCTACGGCATCATGCGCGATCTGGAATACCGCAAGGAGGAACATCTGGCGGAAATCCGTGCACAGCTCGACAGGGCCAAGCAGTCCTTGCATGGGATGAGCTACCGCCCACTGGATATGTGGAAGCACCTTGAAACGTGCTATGATGACCCCCACTGTCTTGTGGTCGCAAACCCGCCCACCTATGCCGCTGGCTTCGAGAAGTGGTATGACACCGGCGGGCGCATGACGTGGAAAGAACCTGAGTACGGCATCTTTGACCCGAAGACCGGGCTGACTGAGCTGTACGACAAGATGAACGATGCCAAGTGCCTTCTGATGTGCTACGAGGAGAACGCCCCGGGCCTCACTGCCGGGCATCCTGTCTTTGCCCGGTATGGTGTGCGTGACGGCATCAACGTGTACCTGACTACCAACCGCCCGGATGAGGCGACCATGCTTGCCGAGGGTAAAATGATTACCCGCCCGAACGAGGGCAAGCTGGAGCCGCTGGATTGCAGCATCCTGCCGCGTGATTATGAAATCACCCGCAAGAGCAAGATTCAGATTACTCAGATCGAGCGCACCGCCGCCCAGTATTACAGAAAGCTCTGGACGCATAACTTCGTCGGCTCGTCTGCGCCTATCAACATGGCCGTCCTCATCGACGGCAAACTGGCTGGCGTGTTCGGACTGGACAAGTCGGCGCTCACGATGGGAGCCTTCGGTACACAGGTTTCTGATGCTGTGTTCCTCATGTACGGCATGACCGTCCCCCACAAGACCTACCGACTGGGGCGGCTGCTGACCATGCTTGCACAGAACAGGCCGCTGATTATGAACATCTGCACGGATTTGGAGAAGGAAAAGGCCAAGTCCCTCAAGACGGTGCAGATGACCAAGTACCCGGAGGCCAAGGAAATGCGGGGGCTGATGGAGTTGACCAAGAAAGTCCCGGATAAGAAGATGGGCTACCGGCTCACATACGAGTCGCCCTTGTACGATAGAAACGCCAAACAGGCATTGAATGAATGGTTAGGGAGGGAAGAACGATGGCAGAAACAGCGCGAGAAAACCAAGTCAGCAGCGCAGCCGTAAAATATGAAACGGTCGCCGACATGGGTTCCGGTCTGGTCATTGCCAAAGTAAAGCTGACCGACTTCCGCGAGCAGGATATCAATGCTCGCATTATGAAGACCGAGATGCAGAAGCAGCTCACCGACAACATCAAAAAGCGGGGCCAGCTTGAAAGCCTCCCGTTCTGCGCACTCATCGACGGCAAGATCGAGATTATCTCCGGCCACCACCGCATCCGTTCTGCAAAGGACAGCGGTGTGCTGACGGAGCTTTTTGTCATTCTGGACACCACCGGCCTGCGGCGCTCTCAGGTGGCCGCAAAGCAGTTGGCGCACAACGCCATCAGCGGCTTTGATGACCAGTCCACCCTGAAGGAAATCGCCAAGATGATCGACGATGTGGACGATATGCTGGAAAGCTACATTGGCAAGGACATCATCGGTGAGCCTATGGCCGAGCTTGAGAAGCTGCTGTCCCCGAAGGTGGAGTTCGACTGGAAGAACGTCACGTTCACCTTCCTGCCGCACCAGCTCCGCGATCTGGACCAGCTTGTGAAGGTTCTGGGGTCTCTCAGCCCCGATATGCTGGGCGTTGCCGATATTGACCAGCACGAGGAATTCATCGAAACCATCACGAAGTATCAGCAGTTTGCCAACGTCAAGAACACCGGCGCTGCCATCCACGCCATGATTAAGGCCACCGAATCCCTGTTCGATGACCTTCACTTCGATGAAAGTCAGGAGTGGGTGCAGTTGCCCAACCTGTTCGGCTCTCCGGCCATCCCCAAAGAGGCTGCTGATACCATCACGCAGGCGCTCGACAAGATGGTCAAGGAGGGCGAGATCGGCCCGAAGAACAAGTGGCAGGCCCTTGAATACTGGGCTGCGGATTATCTGGCAGGGAAGTAGGTGATAGCAAATGCCTACGCCTCTAAAGTACAATCCGGCGTACCACGATGACTGGGCATGGTCACTTGCTATCAAGGGCGCAACAGATCAGGACATTGCCGATGCCTTCCATGTTTCGCGTAGGACCATCATCCGCTGGCGGCAGACGTACCCGTCGTTCAATGAAGCCTGCCAGCACGGGAAGGAAGTCGCCGATGCAAAGGTGAAGCGGTCGCTGTATGAACGTGCCGTAGGCTTCGAGTATCAGGAAAAGGAAAGCGTCATCGACGTAGACCCCCGGACGGGCGAACAGAAGCCGGTGCGGGTCCGAACGCTCACCAAGAAAGCCGTCCCCGATACGATGGCGCAGATGTACTGGCTCAACAACCGATGCCGGGATGAGTTCTCCCAGACCCAGAAGGTTACGCTTGACGGAGCTGTTCAGACATCCCCGTTCGATAACCTGACGGATGATGAACTCCGCCGTTTGGCTCAAATGGACGAGGGCCTTGATGGCGACGCGGAATAATGTTTCGCCTGCCAAGCGTAAGTACCTCGGCTCAAATGCCCGGATTGCGCTGGCGAAACGGCACTACGCCGATTATGTCCAGTACGTCCACATGGGCAGGTGGAAAAGAGCCAGACACCTCGACCTCGTGTGTGAGAAGCTGGAAAGCATCATGGAGGGGAAGACCAAGCGGCTGATGATATTCATGCCGCCGCGCCACGGCAAGTCCATGACCGTGACCGAAACCTTCCCCTCGTTCTATCTGGGAAAGAACCCAGAGAAGCGTGTCATCGAGATCAGCTACAGCGGCGACCTTGCCCAGCAATTCGGCAAGCGGAACCGCGATAAGGTCGAGGAGTTCGGTCCTGCGCTGTTTGGGCATACCATCTCCCAAGTGCAGGCCACCAAAACGAACTGGAACCTCGACAACGGCATGGGCGGCATGATCTCCGTTGGTATCGGCGGCTCCATCACCGGCTATGGCGCAGACCTGCTTATCGTCGATGACCCCATCAAGAACCGCGCCGAGGCTGAATCTGCCACCTACCGCGATAAGCTGTGGGACGAGTACCAGTCCACGGTGAGTACCCGACTGCACGCAGGCGGCGCTGTTATCATCATCCTTACCCGCTGGCACGAAGATGACCTTGCCGCCCGGCTCCTGAACCCGGAGTACGGCAAGGTTGAGGACTGGGACATTATCTCGCTCCCGGCCGTTTGCGAAGACCCGGCTACCGACCCTCTGGGCCGTGAGCTAGGCGAGGCGCTGTGGCCTGCGGGCGGCTACGACGAAGCATGGGCTGCACAACAGAAAGAGACCGTCGGTACATACGCATGGTCTTCTCTGTATATGCAGACCCCCACACCGAGCTCCGGCGGTATGTTCAAGAGAGAGTGGTGGAAACGCTGGGCGGCGCTGCCGTCCGGCCTGCATGACTTCATCCAGTCGTGGGACTGCACCTTCAAGGACAAGGACGGTTCAGACTTCGTTGTTGGACAGGTCTGGGCAAGGAAAGGCGCAGACCGCTATCTGCTCGATCAGGTGCGTGGCCGCATGAGCTTCACGGAAACGCTGGATGCCATGCGCGGGCTTTCCTCCAAGTGGCCCCAGACCACAAGAAAGCTGGTCGAGGACAAGGCCAACGGCACGGCGGTCATCGACGTGCTGAAGAAAGAAATCCCCGGAATCATCCCGGTGGAGCCGTTTGGTGGCAAGGTGGTCCGCGCCCATGCGACCACCGCTGTGGCTGAAGCTGGGAACGTCTACATCCCAGCGGCATCTGCCTGCCCGTGGGTGATGGACTTTGTGGAGGAAATGGCGGCGTTCCCAAGCGGTGCGCACGATGACCAAGTTGACTGCTATTCGCAGGCGAACGCCTATTACAACGACAATACGTTTGATATTCGTTCGCTGATAACGTAAGAAAAGAGGTGAATGCAATGCTGATTATTTTCTCGGTCAATGACCAGAAAATCACCCATGACCTGAAAGGCCAGCTTGTCGCAGGCAGCGTAGACATTGTGCAGGCCGCATTCAAATTTGACAGCTCGTGGGATGAACTGGACAAGATCGTCGTCTTCACGAGCAGCGCTTGTCCCAAGCCCGTCCCGGTGCAGTTTGCCGATGAGGCGTTCTACATCCCGAAGGATGTGCTGAAGCCCGGCAAGCTCTACGTTTCCGTGGTCGGTTTCGGGCTGGACGGCCGGAAGAAAACTACGCAGAAGTGGGACATCATGCAGGCTATCACCGTTCAGAAGTGTGGCGATGGCGGCGATTGTGACCTGCTGCGATATTTGGCACAAGGTCAGGTCGCCGACGGGAAAGTCGCAAAGGACGAAGAAGTCAAAGATATGCTGGACACTGTGTTTGGCAAATCGGAAGCTCCCAAACCAGACCCCGGTGGCTCGGACTCCAATGACAAGAACGTCAGCGAGGATGACATTGCCACCGATAAGGACGTAGCCGATATGCTCAACAAAGTATTTGGCTGATGTCCTCTCGCCCTTGAAAGAGGGCCTTAATTCGTCATAGCAGCGCTGAAACTGCTGTGAAATATAATTTTGGAGGTATGCAAATGCCCGTATCCGCAAGTAAGCTTGTAACCCTCGCTCAGTTGCAGGCGCAGGCGGAGAGAGTGAAGCAGGAGCTGGCGAAGTACACGCTGGCATCCGAGCTTGGCTCCCTCGCCAAGAAGAGCGAAATTTCGGAAGCTGACCTCTCGGCTGCTCTGAAGTCCGTTATTGACGGAAAGATGGATGCAGCAGACAGCATGACGACCGAGGCAATCAACAGTGCCATCGCCACCGCCATTGCAAAGTCTGCTCATGCACGCTTCGAGAAAGTTGAGAAGGTTCCTTCCAACGATGAGGCGCAGGATAATGTGCTGTATCTGGTGATGAATGCTGCCACCGGGTACTACGACATTTACGCTAAGGTCGGTGAGGAAGTCGTCCGTCTGGATGATACCACCGTTGACCTGAGCAACTATGCGACCATCGAACAGCTGAATGCCGTTTCTGGCGGCATTGGCGGCACGGTGTATGCAGGCACGAAGGAAGACCTGTCTGCATCCGATGATTCGGTTATCGCCGCGTATTTCAAGGCGCACACCGACGTGGCCGTCAAGAAGGGCGATGTCTTCGTGGTCACGACCACTGTTGGCAACTCTACCTACGAGAAGTCCGCCTACTTCTACGACGGCAAGGCGTGGGTGGCGATGACCGGCAATGTTGATGCCGATAAGGTCATCCTGCGCGAGAACATCACGCTGGCCGGCGGCTATACGCAGGTCGGCAACCTGACCAAGAGCCAGAACGGCACGGCCACTTTCTCCACCAAAGGCAAGAGCGTCATGGATGCCCTGACCGAGATTTTCAGCAAGCGGCTCCAGCCCAGCATCACCGCCCAGCCGTCCATCGGCACGTTCACGCTGACCGGTGCTGGTGCTGTTGAGGCCGGCACTAAGGTAGCTGCTGCGGCCTACTCTGGCGCAACGCTGAATGCTGGCTCCTACCAGTACGGCCCGGCCACCGGCGTTACCGCCACCAACTGGAAGGTCGAGCGTATCACCAATGCGGCCACCACGCAGGTGGCTACTGCTGATGCAGCATCCCTGACCGCTGGCTCTGACAACAACGGCGGCGCTGGCTTCATCATCGGCGATGCAGGCGGCGACAATGCCGTGTCCAGCCTGAAGTACCGCGTGACTGCAACCCACGGTGCAGGCGTGACCGCAAAGGACAATCTCGGCGCTGACTCCAGCCCGGTCGTTGCCATTGCAACAGGCAGCAAGACCAAGGACACCGCTGCCTACACCCCGTTCCGCAACGTGTTCTACGGTGCATCCACCGGAAAGCCTGCTCTGGACAGCGCGGCCATCCGCGCACTGGGCAAGACCGGCAAGGCTTACGCCGCCGGTACGCTGACCATCAACGTCCCCGTCGGTGCGCAGCGTGTGGCGATCGCCTGCATTGCGACGGCCAAGGGCGTCACCAAGGTCATCAACGAAACCGCGATGAACGCGGATGTCACCAGCACCTTCACCAAGTCTACCGTGTCCGTCGAGGGCGCAAATGGCTATGCGGCGAAGGATTACAACGTCTGGATCTTTGAGCCTGCTGTTGCCTATGGCAATGCCGCAGTCCTCAAGGTAACGCTGGGCTAAGAGGGGAGGAACTGAACATGGCTGTGAACAATACCGCAAAGGCATACTCCAACATGGAGTTCCCCCTGAGCATGAAACGTCAGGATGCTTTTGCTCTTGACCCGACCTGCGTCTGGCCTTCTCTGGCTGACGCGCAGAACTATGCGAAGACGAGCCCGACCGCCTACATCGGTCAGGTCCTCTCCGTGGTCGTGGACGGGGTTGCCACCTCGTACACCATCCAGAATGCCGCCGGTGATCTCGCCCCGCTGGGCGCTGCGGCGGTTGACATCGCAACCGATTCTGAGGTGAGCGAAATGCTGAGTGAAGTATTTCCCACCGATAACACCTGATAACGATATGGAGGAATGAACGATATGGCATACAATGAGGAAAAGCTGGCCCGCCTGAAGCACCTGAAGCAGCTCGCACAGAAAGCTAAGGCTGAGAGCGACGCTGTTGCTACTCGTGTTAAGGCTCTGGAAGATGTTGGCGCACAGGCCAACGTGCTGGAGACCATTAAGGTCAACGGAGTGGTGCAGAGCATCGAGGATAAGGCTGTGGACATCAAGGTTCCCGGCTACACTGTGGAGAAGTCTGAGAAGTCCGGCGACTATGCCGCTGTCTACCAGCTCATGAAGGATGGCGTTGCCGTTGGCGCGGCTATCAACATTCCGAAGGATATGGTGGTTAAGTCTGGCTCTGTTGTGACCAACCCCACCGGCCAGCCCAAAGGCACTTATATCAAGCTGGTTCTGGCAAATGCCACCAACGACACCCTGTACGTTGATGTCGGCGGCCTGATTGAGTACGTTACCTCCGGCTCCGCTGCGGGTGATATGGTTGTCATCGCCATTGATGAGCAGACTCATAAGGTCACCGCCTCCATCACCGACGGCGCAATCACTAAGGCAAAGCTGGAGACCGAGGTGCAGACCGCCCTGAACAAGGCCCATGAGCACGCCAACAAGGCACTGCTGGACACCTACGACCAGACCAACGACAACATCAAGGATGCCGTCAGCAAGAAGCACTCTCACGCCAATGCGGCCGAGCTGGACAAGATCGCTACCGGCGATAAAGCAAAGTGGGACGCCACCTCCACCAAGGTTGAAGGTATTGCTGATGGCGCTACCAAGGTCGAGGCCAGCACCACCGAAGGCAATATTAAGATCAATGGCGTGGAGACCGCGGTCGTTACCATCGCCACCGACACTGAGGTCACTGAGATGCTGACCGAGGTCTTTGGCGCAACCGCCTGATAACCCATAAATAAGAATGCAGCGGCAGGGGAATGGACTCCTGCCGCTGTTATTTTTGGAAAGGAAAGCGAACATGAGCGACAAACTCAACACGCTTGAAGCGCTTAGGCTTGCTTCTATGAAGGCAAAGGGTTACACGGCAGAACAGATTGCAGAGTTGTCTTCTGCGATGGAAGACATCATCAAGGACATCAACGATTCGCTGAAGACCTGCGAAGCTCATGTACAGTCGGCTCATGCTCCTGCCAATGCGGAAGAAAACGTCATCGTTAGCATCCAGAGGAATGGGCAGGCTATCCCTCCCGACAACAAAGTCGTGAACATCGAGGTTCCGACCAAGACCTCTGCGCTGGAGAACGACTCCGGCTATGCCACGACGGAAGATGTTGTGGAAAAGGTCAACGGGGCTGGGCATCTGAAAGCCGTCCCTGTCGATGCTCTCCCTGCGCCCAGCGAGGCCAACGCTGACACCATTTATTTCCTTCGTAAGAACAACAGTGAAGCTGGGAAGCAGTACAGAGCGTACAAGCTCATCCACGGCATCTTTGAGATCGTCGGCTCTGCCGAGGTGGACCTCACCAGCTATGCTACACGGGAAAGTGTGGCAAAGGCGGATGATGGCCTCATCAAGGGCATTTACAACAACATGACCGCAAGCAGCGAGAAATATCTGGGCAGTGGGAACCTGCTGCTGTTCTGGACGCTTCTGAAAAGCCTGCTCAATGGCCATGAATCCAGCATCAACGACCTGCTGGCCCGCGTGAAGTTGCTGGAGCTGATTCTGAGCGCTGATGTTACCGGCAATCCATACTATGTCACCTTCAACACCCTGACGGATGTTGTGGTATCCTCTGGCATCTGGAACAAGTCGGATGGACGTATTGAATTTTAACAGGAAGGAGGAAGCGCAATGCACATACCTGAAGATGAGGCCGAGCGTCGGCGTTTGAATGAGCGTGGCCGTGAAATCCTCCGGCGGAAGAACGGCGCTGTGCGTCCGCATCGTGAGGATGGCTATGTGAACCTCCTGAACAAGTACGGAACCAAGCAGGACAACTCCGAGGCGTACAAGTTTGAACGGGAGCCGGTCATCCCTGATATGCAGCTCACCGGGCTGTATGAGGGCAACGGCCTGTTCTCCAAAATCATTGATACGCCTGCCGAGGAAGCGCTGAAGCATGGCTTCGACCTGAACCTGAAAAGCGACGAGTTGAACGCCTTTGTGGAAGACGCTCTGGATGATCTCGAATGGGAAGAGAGAGCCGCCACTGCAATCAAGTGGGCGCGGCTCTACGGTGGCGCTCTTATCGTCATGCTGATCGACGATGGGCGCGGGCTGGAGGAGCCTGTTGACTGGGAACATATCCGCAGCATTGATGAGCTGCGCGTCTATGAGCGCTCCATCGTGCAGCCTGACTACGCCAGCCTGTACCAGCAGGACTACGGCGGGAAGGGCGTTGGAAACCGGGTGTCCAAGTTCGGACAGCCGGAATATTACTATGTTTCCAGCATCTATGGTTCCTTCAAGGTCCATGAGAGCCGATGTCTGGTGTTCCGCAACGGCGTTCTGCCGGAGCAGACCTCCAATGCAACCTACCTGTTCTGGGGTATGCCTGAATACGTCCGCATTCGCCGGGCGTTGCGGGAAACCGTAACAGCCCACACCGACAGCGTGAAGCTGCTGGAGCGGAGCGTGCAGGCTATCTACAGCATGAAGGGTCTTGCTTCTCTGCTGACCACGGATGACGGCGAGAACCAAGTGCTGAAGCGCCTACAGCTTGTAGACACTTCCCGTGGTCTGCTGAACAGCATCGCCATTGACTCCGAGGGAGAGCAGTACGACTTCAAGACGTTCCAGTTTTCCGGCGTCAAGGATGTCATCGACGCGACCTGCAATATGCTTTCGGCTCTGACCAACATTCCGCAGACGATTCTGTTTGGCAGGTCCCCGGCTGGCATGAATGCCACTGGCACCAGCGACTTCGAGAGCTACTACAACTTCGTGGAGAAGATTCAGCGCTTGATGCTGAAGCGTAACCTCCGCACACTGCTGGACGTTGTGTTCCGGGCGGGCATCGCTTCAGGCGATGTGGCCGAGGAACCCGACTACAAGCTGGAGTTCAAGCCCCTGTGGAGCCTGAGCGACACAGAGCAGGCCGCAGTTGACCAGACCAAGGCCCAGACCGCTCTGGTCAAGGCCCAGACTGCGCAGGCATACGTCGATATGCAGGCGCTCGACCCCACCGAGGTGCGCCGCCGCCTTGCGTCCGATGAGGAGTTTGATGTCGAAGACATCATCTCCGAGGATGACGAGGATGATCTGTTGCAGTCGTTGCTGGGTACTGAGCCGAGCACCATGAGCGACGTGGAAGCCGCCCAGAAGAACATTGAGCAGGGGCAGGCTCCGGGCGGCGAGGAACAGAGCGCTACCGTAGCACCTACGGCCACTCCGCCGACCACCAATGCCGATGCCACCGACACTGACTATGGTGTCGGCGTTCTTGTTGTGCAGGATGGCCGGTTTCTCTGCGGCACTCGCCTGAAGGGCGGCTCTGTTGGTGGACCGGGTGGGCATATCGAGGCGGGGGAGTCCCCGGAAGATGCAGCCATCCGCGAAACGCGGGAGGAGTTTGGCATCACGCCGAAAGACCTCATGCCGGTAGCCTTCCTGAGTGACCTGAAACCGCCGTACTGCCCGTCCCATGTGTTTCTCTGCACGGATTTTGACGGCAGCATCCGGTGCGCTGATGGCGAGATGACCTCTCCGGGGTTCATCACCGCCGAAAAGGTGGCCGAGCTGTCCACTCAGAATCCGGAACGTCTGTTTCCGCCGTTTGCCCAGAGCATCACCGCGCTGCTCGACGTTTTATCGTCAAATCCCGGTTTGACATCGGATGCACAAAATGCTAAGATGAAAGATAGGATGGACTTCAACGAAGCCGACCACCCACGGGATGAAAACGGGCAGTTCGCAGAGGGCGAGGGTAGCGGCTCTGGCTCCACCGAAAGCGGGCCTGCGGTATCTCCCGAAGGCGAAAATGTCCCCTGCACTGGGTTTGCTTCTCCTGCAAGGCTTGAAGATCATGCCACCCGCCACGGGCTGGCTGAGATGGGCTTTGCGACGAAAGAGGAATACCAGCAGAAAGGCATCGACTTTCTGAAGCAGCCTTGTGGCGGTGATGTTATTGGCTATGCTCGGCCTGATGGCGTAGTTGTTCGGTTCAACACCAAAACGACAGAGTACGCAACCGGTGTTCCCGGTGGGCTGCTTAAAACCTACATGAAAGCCAAGTGCAACCGAAAGACTGGTGAGGCACGGCCCGAAGTCGCCATGAAGTATTACGAGTTCAATAAGGAAAAGGACCTGAAGGAGGAAGACGATGAGCAAGGCAGTTAAATGCCCGGTATGCGGGCAGACCGAACTTGTCGATGACGGCGATGTCTGCGATGTCTGCAAGTGGTTCCATGACCGCTATCAGGAGGAGTTTCCTGATGAGGAGGACTGCGAGAACCACATGAGCCTGAACCAAGCCCGCGAGGCGTGGGCAGCAGGAAAGCAGGTGGAGTGAGCATGGATAACTTCAGAGTCATCTACCGCATTCTGCGGTATCTGGAAAAGGCGCTGGATTACGATGAGCCTAATATGGACTGCATCTCTGCAAAGGCGCTGAAGCTCTCTGACCAGCGCTGGGTAGCGCTGATGGAGATGCTTTCCAAGGAGGGCTACATCGACAGCTTTTCTGTGCAGAGGACCGTGGATGGCAGCATCCTTATCTCCAGCTCTACGCCGCGTATCACACTGAAGGGGCTGGAGTACCTGCAAGAAAACTCCCTGATGAAAAAAGCTGCCGAGCTTGCGAAAGGCGTAGCCGACATCATCACCTGAGAACCGAATAACGTACAGCAAAGAGCGATGGGAAACCACCGCTCTTTTTCTTTGCCCGAATTTCCCATCTCAAAACGGAACGGAGATAGATTATGAACAAGGTTACGATTTTTAAGTACGAAGAAAACAAGCCGGTGCGAATCATGAACATCAACGGTGAGCCGTGGTTTGCCCTGAAGGACGTGTGCGAGGTGCTGGGCATGGATTCTACCCAGTTGAAAAAAGTAGCCGACCGTCTGGAAGAGGACGAAAAGGGGCGTACTCAGATTACGACCCCCGGCGGAGCACAGGAGAGTTGGATTATCAGCGAGTCCGGCCTGTACAACGTCATCCTGCGCAGCGATAAGCCAGAGGCCAAACCCTTCCGCAAGTGGGTCACGGCCGTGGTGCTGCCCAGCATCCGCAAGAATGGCGGCTACATTGCCGGGCAGGAGGAGCTTTCCCCGCAGGAGCTTATGGCAAAGGCCCTGCTGGTGGCGCAGAAGACCCTGACCGACCGCGATACCCGCATCAAGGAGCTGACGGCGCAGAACCAGATCATGCAGCCGAAGGCCGAGTATTTTGATGAGCTGGTGGCCCGGAACCTGCTGACCAACTTCCGCGAAACCGCCAAGGAGCTGGGCATCAAGGAGAAGGACTTCGTAGGCTGGCTGTTGGAACACAAGTACATCTACCGCGACCAGAAGAACAAGCTGATGCCGTATGCGGCAAAAAACAACGGCCTGTTCGAGGTGAAGGAACGCACGGGCCGGCACAACGACTGGGCCGGAACCCAGACGCTCATCACCCCGAAGGGCCGGGAAACCTTCCGCCTGCTGTGCAAGGAACCGCCCGTTTTACCGCAGTTCACCGCATTGTAAACCGACATCATGGCGATTGTAAACTGGAAAAGAACCGCTTTTCCGCCGCAATCACCGAAATGGTCGGAAAACGCAAAGCACGAAATTGGCTGTTTTTGGAATATATCCACCTGTTTTTGGATAAATATTCAAAAATGGCCGAAAACAGGCCAAAATCCGCAGGAACGTCCACCGGACAATCCGGCGGAGCGTCCGACTATAACCGTACCTTACCCAACCAAACCGTAACCTGTTGTCAAATTTTCACTTCGTTCAAATTTGCCAACGGTGCGGGCGCGGGGCCGAGCATCAGGCAGGGGCTTTTTGCAACTGCCGCAAATAAAGCCATCCAGCGGCTTTCAACCCTCTGACACAAAATTATCCCACAAGCACATTTGGGACGTTTCCCGGCACTCATCAGAAGTTCTCAGAGGGCATTAAGCCATAATCTCAACTGCGGCGGTGCAAATCGCCGCTTTTTTGCTGTTCAGAACCAGAAAAGGAGGCGAAAACAGTGAATGATACCGTCCACGGACACATGGTACAAGACCTGCTCCGCCACCGCTTCGGCAGTCACGATAACCTGATATGCAAATATTCATCCAAGTACCCTGTGCAGGCGGAACGCGAGTTCCAGCGGCTCACCAATGCCTACATCCGTATCTTGAACGAACTGCTGAAGGAGTATCTGCCGGAGATCAGGGACGCGGCCCACGCAGAGCGTGAAGCTGGTCAGCGCCATGATGACGCTTCAGACCTGATTGCAAAGGTCAAAACGGTTTTCTCCAAGATGACCGTGGAGCTGGAGCGGCGCACCTCTATGTTTGGCCTGCGCAGCAAGATCGAGTCTATGGCAAAGCTCACGCGGAAGTTGAGCATCCGTGAGTGGAAGAAAGCCGTCAAGTCCACGCTGGGCATCGACCTGATGGATGACTACTACACCGGCGAGCTGTACAGAACGATGATGGAACGCTGGGTCGAGGACAACGTGGCGCTCATCAAGACCATCCCGCAGGAAAGTCTGGGGCGTATGCGCCAGACCGTGCTGGAGGGCTATCGGAACGGCAAAACCACAACGGCCATCGTCAAGCAGATTCAGCGGACGTACAGCGTAGACCGGCGGCACGCCCAACTGCTTGCCCGCGACCAGATCGCCAAGCTGAACGGTGACATCACCCAACAGCAACAGCAGGACGCAGGCGTGGTGGAGTACGTCTGGTCAACCTCTGGCGATAGCCGCGTCCGCCCAAGCCATGCTGCACTGAACCATAAGCGGTTCCGCTGGGATGAGCCGCCGGTGGTCGATGAAAAGACCGGGCGGCGCTGTCACCCCGGCAAAGACTACCAGTGCCGCTGCTGCGCGCTGCCGGTCTTCAACATCAAAACCGTTGACCTGCCGGTCACGAAAGGGGGCGATGGCCGTGGATGAAACCATCCTGTAAGACCTGAGAGGGGAGTTGTTCAATATGGAAAACGATATGAAGGTTCAGCGCTTTGACAGCCTGCCGCTGGATGCCACCTATTTCACAGATGAGGGCTACCTTGTAGACCACCCCATCGTGACATCGGTGGGCATTTTTGTTTATCACAACCCGGACGGTTCCGAGCGCCGGGAGCTGCGGTTGCCTGAAGAAGTCTTTGCTGAAAAGAGCCTTGCGTCCTACAAGGGGAAGCCCATCATCGTAACGCATGATGCTGGCTACGTTGACACTGACAACGTGAAAGATGAGAGCATCGGCACGATTTTGTCGGAGGGCTACCGGGACGGCGATGATGTCCGTGCAGAAATCATCATCCACGACACCGACAGCCTGAAGAAGTACAAAATGCGTGAGCTGTCCTGCGGCTACAACCTGCGTCTGGACGAAACGCCCGGTGTCTGGGAGGGGCAACCCTATGATGCCATTCAGCGGGACATCGAAATCAACCATCTTGCTCTTGTCGATAAGGCGAGGGCTGGTGAACAGGCCCGGCTCAACATTGATGGGCAGGGCCACGACTGCATGAAAGGAGAAAAACTGAACATGGAAAACACCACCAAGAGAACTGATGGCGCTCCCACCCCGGAGGAGCTGGCCGCTGCTGTGGAGGCGTTTAAGAAACGCCGCGCAGAGCGTTCTGGTGCTGCGGCCGACGGCGGTATTACCGCAGAGCCGACTGCACAGACCGCCGGTGCTGCTGAAGGCGAACAGCCGGATGCAGTTCAGCAGGTCAAAGACCGCCGTGACCGCCGCGATTCTGAGGGCGACCCGGCAGATATGCCCGGCGCAATGGGCGTGATCGCGCAGCAGGACGAGGACATCGACACCCTGCTGGGAGTTATCGACGTTCTGAAAGCTGCTGGTACGACCACTGATGGCGCTGAGGGCGACTGCGGCGGCACTCAGACCGATGGCGACGGCGATGAAGGCAACGCCGCGCAGGATAAGAAAGACCGCGCAGACTCCGCCAACGACTTCTGCGAGCTGCTGCGTGTCGTCCGTGTCGGCGACCGCCTGAACATGGATGGTCTGGAAACCATGAGCGTCAAGGACGCCAAGAAGGCCGTTCTGGGCAAGCTGAAGCCCACCCTGCATCTGGACGGCAAGAGCGCCGCCTACGTCAACGCAGCGTTTGACATGGCCGTTTCCGAGATGAACGAGCGCAAGGATACCAACTATCAGCGTTCCCAGATGATGCACGGCGATGGCAAGCCCCCTGTGAAGCAGACCGGCTCCGCTTCCGAGGCCCGCCAGCGCATGATCGACCGCAGAATGAAGAAGGAGGAAAAGTAAGATGGGTGTTCAGAAAACCTACGGCTATGCAACCAGCAAGGGCGTTGCAGGTGGCATCTACGATATGTTCCACTACCAGGTGGACTCCCGTTTCAATGAGGAGGCGACCGGCAAGCTGCATTTCGGCGTTGGTGTTGTCACCGGCAAGGTCCCGGGCAGCAGCGTTGCGCTTCCGACCAGCGCAAGCACTGCTGATAACTTCGAGGGTGTTGTCATCAACGGTTTCGACCGCCAGCAGGATTTGGAGGGGAAGCTCTACGTCCTGAACAACCAGAACGTCGGTGTCATGCGCCGTGGCCGCGTTTGGGTACGTCTGGCGACCGGCGCTGCACCCGCCTATGGTGATGCCCTGCACATGATCGTGGAAGGCGATGAGGTAGGCTGTTTCACAAAGGAGGGCGGCATCGCAATTCCCGGTCGTTTCATCGGTGCGGCCAGCAATGGCGTTGCACCGGTGGAGCTGTACGGCGTTCCTGCCGCGAGCGGCGCTGACGGTCACGCTGCATCCACCGACGATGCCAAGCCTACTGTCTGAGAGAAGGAGGACAAAATCAGATGAACACTAACCAGAAATCCATGAGATACGACCAGAACGACTACGACGCTCTGCTGCACTCCAAGATTCCGGCCGCTCTGGTCGAAACTCCGCAGATGAACTTCGATGATGACAGCGATGCCTCCGTGTTCTTCGCCCGCGAGCTGGATTACGTCAAGTCTCAGTCCTACGATGTGGAGTACCCGGAGTTCACCGCGCTGAAGCTGTTCCCGGTCTCCAGTGAAATCAACCCCGGCGCCGAGACCGTCACTTACTACAGCTACGACAAGACCGGCATGGCGAAGATTATCAGCAACTACGCCACCGACCTGCCCCGTGCTGATGTGAAGGGTAAGCCCACCACCGCCATCATCAAGTCTCTGGGCGACAGCTACGGCTACTCCATTCAGGAAATGCGTGCCTCTGCTATGGCAGGCAAGTCGCTGGATGCCCGCAAGGCTGAGTCCGCTCGCTACCAGATCGACTACCTGAACAACAAGATCGCGTGGAATGGCGATGCCGAGACCGGCCTGCGCGGCGTTCTGTCCAAGGACAACGATGTGCCGCTGTACGTCCCTGCAACCGGCGCAAAGGGTTCTACCAAGTGGGCCGACAAGACCGAGGACGAGATTCTGGCCGACATCACCGGTATGCTGAAGCAGGTCGCCCGCACCACCAAGAAGGTGGAGAAGCCGGACACTCTGGCCCTGCCGTCCGAGGCGTATATCGAGATTCAGAACCGCCGCATCGAAAGCACTGCAACCACCGTGCTGAAGTACATTCAGGATAATATCACGGATATTGCCCGCATCGTCTCCTGCCCGGAGCTGGACCCCGACAGCGTGGACACCAACCCGTATGCGGCAGAAAGCGATGGCAAGGGCGTTGCGCTGCTGTTCAAGAACGACCCCCGCAAGTTCACCATCGAGAACCCGCTGTCCTTCATGCAGTATCCCGTGCAGCCTGAAGGTCTGGAAATGGTCGTTCCCTGCGAGGCCCGCACCGCAGGTGCTATCATCTACTACCCCATGTCCATGCTGATTGCTACTGGCATCTGCTGATTCACCTGTGGAGCTGCCGTGTGTTTATGCGGCGGCTCCTATCTTTTTGTAAAGGAGCCATGATATGAAACTGAAGAATATCGGAAACAAAATCATCAGCATCGGCGCTACCGTGATCCTGCCGGGTGAAGCCAAGGAAGTCACCGGCTATGATGACAACGAGATCGTGAAGTTCTTCATCGGGCAGGGAAACCTGTCCGAGGTCAAGAGCCGCACCGCCGCGAAGGAGAAATAAGTCATGGAAGATGCCGTCAGAATTTTCAGGCTGGTTGCCACCGAGTTCGACGTGCTGAACGATGAGACCGTTGAGGCATGGCTGAACCTCACAGCGCCGCTCATCAGCAAGAAGGTGTTCGGGAAGCTGTATGACCAAGCCATCGCACTCCTGACGGCACATCGCCTGAAAATGGCCGGCTATGGCGACAACCAGTACGGAAGCGTAGGCGACGCTCTGCGCGTTGGAAGCTACACTGAAGGCGAAACGTCTGTCAGCTTCAACGTAAATCAGGGAACCAACCTGATGGCAGATGCCGAACTGGCGCTGACTCCCTATGGTCTGGAGTATTTGACGCTGCGGCGGCTGGTCGTGATCTCGATTCACTCAGCGGGTGAGTGCCGATGACTGGCGGGTGGGACCGGCTGACCCCGGAAGGGGAAAAGTTCTTCCGCCAAATTGATGAGCTTCAGGACAAGGAAGTTTTTGTTGGATTTCAGGCCGGTAAGGTCACAGACGACCGGGGCGTTGATATGGCTCAAATTGCTATGTGGAACGAACTGGGAACTTCGACCGCGCCGTCCCGGCCATTTCTGCGCAAGAGCGTTGATGAGAATGCTGACCCCATCAATGCCATGTGCGCACAGCAGCTAAAGGCTATTACTGCTGGCGGAACGGCCGAGCAAAGCCTGAAGCAAATTGGCGTATTCGGCGTGGGCTTAGTTCAAGAGAAAATCGAGAGCGGCAGCTATGAACCGAACGCGCCCTCCACCATCCGCAAGAAGAAATCGGACAAACCGCTGATCGACACCGGCAGAATGCGGCAGTCCGTCAAATACGTCATTCGCAAGAAAGGAAGTGGCTGATATGGGTCTGGGCATTTTTCGCAGAGCATTTGTTGTGCGCCGCTTCGGCGAGGAGAACATTGTCGATGGCTATGGGGTTTCCGGGTATAAAGACTTCATCACGTCCCTGAATGTTCAGCCGCTCTCCAAAGATGAGCTTCAGGCGCTCCCGGAAGGTGAGAACACCGTAAAGCGCATGAAGGCTTTCGGTGATCTCGTTTTCCATACCGCAGACCGCTCTGCCGGCCGCAGAGCCGACTGGCTTTTCTATCAGGGGCGGATGGACCCGGAAGGACACTGGTATGAATGTGTCAGCTCGCTGGGGTGGGACCACACGATGGTGGGTCACTGCCGCAGCGAGTTTGTTCAGGTTTCAGCAGCAGAGGCCAACCGTATGCCGCGCCCTGAAATCCGAGCAGATGGGAAAGGCGGGTATTGCTGCGTATGACGCTTGCCGAACTGAAGAAGCTGCTTGTGCAGCTCACCCAAACGTACTTTGCCGGAGCAACCGTGACGTATGCCAAGCAGAGCTTTGTAGCAAAGCCCGGCAGTCCACTGGTCACGCTGACCACCGGCTCCGTCAACCGGTCGAGAAACCCGCCGGTCAAAATCATTGAAGGCACACCGGTAGCCTTTTATCCTGCATCTGTTCCTGTGCAGATTGATCTGTTCACGCATGGCAGGCAGGAAGAAGTGGCACCGGGCTTCACCCCCATTGCCGAAAACACGGCTGAAGATGATATGCTGGCCTTTGAGAGCTTCCTGAACTCCCCGTTCGTAACACAGTGGTGTCACCAGCATGACATCGCCATTGTCGTTCCTACGGCGGTTCAGGATTTGACCGGGCTGGTGCATGATACCAACTACGAGTTCCGGGCAATGCTGGAAATCGCGGTTTATTTCACCATGACGGCCATCGGCATTACCGGAACGCTGGACATCGACAGCGTGAAGCATTCCGATGGCGAAGATGACATCCAAGCTGATGATGTCATCAACATTGAGCCGCAGGTGACCCCGACACCCAGCGGCGGCGGTAGCTCTGAAATGACTGCCCATGAGGGCGAATATTTCACGAATGCCGAGATAAATAACCGACTTGCAAAGGAGGAAAAAGATATATGAGCAATAGCCTCGATAGGATTTGTACCGTTGACATCTCGCTGGCGTCCCCCATCTCCAACGATGCCAACTTCGACAATATCCTGATTCTGGGTCCTGCCCCTGCAAATCCGACTGGGGATGTACCTGCCATCGGCGTGTACAACAGTCTGGAGGAGCTGACGGCGCTGGGCATCGCTGCCACCGGTGAACGCACTGACCCTGTTGGCGTGGCTGCACGGGTGGCTTTTTCGCAGTCTCCCAGACCCCACGAGGTCTATGTTGCCTTTATGGGCGACATCGTGGACAAAGAGAGCGAAAACGCTGCATTGCAGACCGTAAGCGCCGTTCTGGAGAACGCGCTGGCCGTCAATGGCTGGTACTGCATCTGCCCGGTCGGTCTGGCAGATGAAAAGGTCAAGGAAATCATCCAGTGGACCGAAACCCAGAACAAGCTGTGCGGCTACATCGACAAGGACCCGGATAAACCCATTGTGGATGTCGGCCTTTATCTGCGCAGCTTCCCGTTCTTCCCGAAAGAAACGGCAGACCAGTTGGAGAACGACATCCCGGCTGAGAACCTGTACGGCATGGCTGTAGCTGCGGCCGTCAAGGCGATGAACTACCACGCCGGTCAGGAAACGTGGGCGCTGATGCCGCTTGCGACCGTTTCTCCTGCAAAGCTGACCAGCACGTTTATCAAGAAACTGGAGGCTGCGAACTTCAACTATGTCATCACCGTGGCATCCAAGAACATCACGCAGGGCGGCAAGACCGGCGGCGGTGAGTGGATTGATGTTATCCGCTTCCGCGACTGGCTCCAGAACGATATGCAGGTTCGTGTCGTGAACCTGCTCATCGTCAACCCGAAGATTCCCTACACCGACAACGGCATCGGCCTTGTTGAGAACCAGATGCTTGCATCCCTGAAGGACGGCCAGAAGTACGGCGGCATTGCTCCTACGGAGTATGATGCAGACGGTAATGCTATTCCGGGCTACACCACGTCCGTGCCGCTGGCAGCAGACCTGACCAGCACCCAGAAGGCATCCCGTATCCTGAAGGACTGCAAGTTCTCTGCCCGCATTGCTGGTGCTATCCATGTGGTGGAAATCAAGGGTTGCCTGACCTACGAGAATCTGTAAGGGAGGGAAAGTGAATGTCCAGCAAGATCAAGACCTACAACCCGAAGGAAGTTATCGTCACCTGCGGTACGCACATTGTCACCGGCTATGCAGACGACAGCTTCATCAGCATTGAGCCGAACGGCGACGGTATCACCAAAAAGACCGGCTGTGACGGCGAAATTGCCCGTTCGATTTCGCCGGATAACACCTACAAGGTCAAGCTCACCCTGTTGCAGACCAGCGACAGCAACTCGTACTTCTCCGGCATGGTCGATCTCGACCGCGACACCGGCAACGGCCTGTTCCCGATTCTGATTAAGGACCTGAAGGGCGGTCTGGTGTTCAGCACGGAAGCTGCATGGTGCGTGAAGAAAGCTCCTGTCACTCGCGGCAAAGAGACCAACAACCGTGAGTGGGAGCTTGACACCGGCGATGCCACCATGAACGAGTAAGGAGGACACCGATGAATAACCTGAAGCAGCTCGAAACCCGCGAAGTAACCGTGGGTGAAAATATCTTCTACATCCGTCCGCTTCCGGCGTTCAAAGCAGCGAACATGACCGGCGAACTGGCAGCGCTCGTTCTGCCGCTCGTATCTGGCCTTGCACCGCTGCTGTCTGACGTGGATACGGAAAAGGAGGGTGACGGTCTGCTCGACATCAAGGTAGAAGATGCAGCTCCCGCGATTGCGGGGGCTTTCTCTTCGCTCGATGGCGATAAGGTCGAGAAAATCCTGAAGCACCTGCTGATCGCGGGCAGTAACATCTCGGTGGAGCAGCCGGGCGAAAAGGTGCGCCTGCTTACGGAAGACCTTGCCAACGAGGTGTTCTGCACCGATGTGCAGGATATGTTCATTCTGGCGTTTGAGGTCATCCGCACCAACTACAACGGTTTTTTCAAGAAGCTCGGCGACCGATTTGGCAAAGTCGCCGAGTGGGCGGAGAAGACGATGGCCCGGGCCCGGAACGCTACGGCGACCTCGACCTCAGCGGTTTCACAGAGCTTGAGCTGAGAATGTACATCCTCATCAAGGCCCGGTTGGCATCCATGTGGGAGCTGAAGAACTGCTATACGCTGGACGAAGCTCTGAAGCTCTATGCGCTGTACCGCATGGAGCAGGACGTGGAAGCCGGCCGGGTAGAGGATATGGCTAAGGAGGTGAGCTGACCAGTATGACCATACGCGACATCGGTATCCTGTTTGGCTACAAAGTCGATCAGGCCTCCGAGCAGAAGGTAGAGGGCAGCATCAAGTCGCTGAAGTCGATGGCCTCCAAAGTTCTCGGCGCGGTCGGCATCACGCTGTCCGTCGCGGGCATCAAAAGCGCCATTGATGGCTGCGTTGAGGTGGCATCCTCCATTGAAGAGATGCAGAACAAGTTCGATGTTGTCTTCGGCGATATGCGGAATGAGGTCGATAAATGGGCGCAGGAATACTCCGATGCCATTGGCCGCAACAAAAACGACATCAAGACCTACCTTGCCGATCAGCAGAACTTGCTGGTCGGCTTTGGCATGACCCGCCAAGCTGGCGCTGAAATGGCCGAGCAGATGACCTCGCTGGCCCTCGACCTTGCCTCGTTTGGTAACATGGACGAAACAGCGTCCGTAAACGCCATGACGAAGGCTGTCATGGGCGAGTCTGAAGCCGCCAAGACGCTGGGTGCGGTCCTGAACGACAGCACCAGAGCGCAGGCGATGGCTACGCTGGGCCTGAAGGGAACCTACGATAAGTTGGACCAGCTCACGAAGATGCAGGTCAACTATCAGGCCATCCTCCAGCAAAGCCCGGATGCCATTGGCGACTGCCAGCGCAGCCTCGACAGCTACGAAAGCACCAAAAAGCGGTACATCGCCAAGCTGAAGGAAATCAAAACGATAGTCGGCCAGTTCTTCCTGCCGACCTATCAGAAGATTCTGAGCATTGGCGCAAAGGGTCTGACGATGATTCGTGACTGGCTCCAGAAGCTCACCGACCTTACGGATAAGCTGGGCGGCTCACAGCGTGTGCTGTCTGTTCTGGCTGCGGCGTTCACGGCCATGCTCGTGGCGATGAACCTCAAGAAAATCGGAGCGGCCATAAACGGCTTTACGAAGCTGGCGCGGGCAATAGGGCTGGGCCACGGAAAGGCACTGGCCTTTTTTGCGGTCTTCCTGTTGCTGGCCCTCGTGATTGAGGACTTCATCTCGTTCATGCGGGGCGACAAAAGCCTGCTCGGAACCATGCTCGAACGAGCTGGCGTAGACTGCGAAAAGCTGCGCCAGAACATCGTTGGAGTATGGACGAAGATCAAGCAGGCCATCGGCTACATCGGCGAAGGCATCCGTAATGTGGTTGTTCCCATATTTGAGGGCATCCGAACTGCGGCGGTGGTGGCGTTTGAGGAGATACAGAAAGCCGCAGCCAAGGTAGCCCCCGGTATCGCTCAGTTCTTCAAGGAATTGTCGAGCGGGAAGGTTGATAAGAAAAAATGGACAGACATCGGTGAATCCATCGGCAGAATTGCCGTGGGCGTGGTGGCTGTCATAGCCGCTGTCAAGGGCATCTCGGCTATCTTTGGCGTGATTACAACCGTTATTTCTGTTGTGAAAGCGGTCATTTCCGTTATTAAGCTGGCCTTTGTTGTTGTAAAGAGCATCATCACCGTTATCAAGGTGGTCGGTGCGGTAATCTCTGTTCTTGCCAGCGCCTTCGGCCCGGTCATTCTGGCAATCGCCGCTGCAATCGCAATCGGCGTTTTGCTGTGGAAGAACTGGGACAAGATTCGTGAGGCGGCAGGCAATCTGCTGGAAGGCATCAAGGCTACGATTGGCAACGTCCGCGATGCCATTGTGACGGGCATCCAAGCGGCCATCGACTGGATAACATCTCTCCCGGCTGAAGCCCTGAAGTGGGGCTCCGACATCATCGACGGCATCGTATCAGGCATCCAGTCTGCGGTAGGTCGTGTAGGCGAGGCTGTAAAAGGCGTAGCCGATAAGATCAAGTCGTTCCTCGGCTTCTCGGAGCCGGAGGATGGTCCCCTGAGCGACTTCCACACCTATATGCCGGACATGATCGACCTGATGGCATCGGGCATCACTTCCGGCAAGAAGAAGGTGAAGGATGCACTGGAAGGTATGACCGGCGAAATGTCGGTCATTGCCAAAGCCAATGTGGTTTCCAAAGCTACCGGGCGGGGCGCAACCGGCGGCACGACCGGTGGGCGCACTGTGACCCAGAACGTAAACATCAACAACCAGTTCAACGGCGACCGTGCCGGGCAGCAAAAGAGTTCTGAGGCTATGGATAAGGCCGCAGGCGATGCTACCGGCGAGATGGCCCGTGCGCTGGCATTTGCAAAGTAGGTGAGAGTACATGGCAAGAGCAAAACAGCCCGTCAGCGTCGATGACATCGAGTTTGATGCCTTGATCGACTCCGAAGAAGGCTATGAAGCGGATGTGCCTGAGTACCCGACCGAAAAGGGCTTCAGTGTAAGCGACACCATCGTGCTGAAGGCCGACACCCTGAATATGACGCTCTATGTGACCGATACGCCGGTGACATGGAGGGAGCGTACAGGCTCCGGCCCCGGAAAGACGGAGGGCGTTGTTCGTCGGCTGAAGGACTTGTATTTCGCCAAGAAGATTCTCGAAGTCACGACCACTGACTGCGTGTATTCCAACATGGTGATTACAAGCATGAACATCAAGAAGTCTGTGGAGGTCGGCTACGCCCGTGAGATTCCGATAGCCTTCAAGAAGATCGAGGTGACGGAAACCGCCACCGCAGAAATCCCGGCCAGCTATGGCAAGTCGGGCAAAACTGCAAAAGCCGCTGGAAAAGCGAGCACCACCGCCGCAAGTACGGCAGGAAGCGGCTCGTCCGGCGGCTCCTCTGCATCAGGTTCTTCGTCCAGCTCTAGCAGAGGTTCCGTTCTCTATAACGCTGCCAGCAGTTTCGGCTTGCTGGGATAAGGAGGGCGTTCGTGGACTACTTCGTCATCGAAGTCCCGGACATGAACGACAGCGTTGTCAAAGTTTCCCTCCAAAGCAGGCTGTATCAACTGCGATTCACATGGAATGACACCGGCGGCTACTGGATGCTCGGAGTGATGGATTCACTCGGAACGCCACTGCTGCTCGGTGTCAAGATGGTCCCGCAGTTTCCGCTCAACCTGCTGTTCGGCCGGGATGATATGCCCAGCGGCATCTTCGCTGTCCTGACCGAAAAGGAGAGCGTCGGTCGGCAGGATTTTGCCGATGGGACGGCTCGTTTTGTGTTTGTCCCGGCATGATGCTGGAACAAATCATCCAGTAAAATCAATTCTCATTTTGAACAAATCTTCGATGGCGGGTTTGACAATTCGTTCTCAGAAAGTTCCAGACAAATTTCCATATACTTTTACTGGTAAAGTCCGGGTTTAATCAGAGTCTTTTCAGAGGTTTTGGGATGAATGTCGCTCAAAATGGCCGATTTTACATGGAATCCGTTGGATTGTCCGCCGGACAGTCCTTGGACTGACCAAAACGGGAAACTTTCGCAAAACGCTCATATCATTGGTCACTTTCATTGCATTACCAGAACGGTAAGTTAGAATGAAGATGTGAACCGGGCAAACAAAAAAGAACCAGCGGCTCGCCCTCACAAAGCACCGCTGGTTCCTACATCTTGCCCGGAACAATCCTGAGAAGTTCCGTTGACACGATTATATCATGTCAGCGGACTTCTTGCAAGATAAAGGAGTGTGCTGATATGAGTGCTATGGACCTTGAGCGCGAGGTCATCCGCATGGGAGATGTCGGTGTCGCTATCGACATGGTGGACAGCAACCTTGCGGATGGCAAGCTGGAGCAGGCGGAACGCGCCGTTGTGATTCTCCGGGAAATCTTCAATGCCCGCAACAAAGGGCTGCGGAGCTGTTTCTACGGAGGTGATCGGAATGCGTGACAACTGCGTGATTTTCACCACGCCGGAACGGCAGGAATTGCGGGTCGTCTTTGACCCGGACGGAACCCCGTTCTTCTGTGGGCCGGACCTCGCGGCAATCGCGGGCTATGAACAGCCGAGAAAAGCCGTCACCGGCGGCAATCAGGGCGTGAACCGTATTGAATCTGTTTTGAGGAAAGTTCCTTGGGACAATGGTATGCGGCGTGGTCGCTGCGATTTTACCTGCTTTTCTGCGGAAAACGCCGTGAAGCTCCTGTGCCGCAGACCTGCGCCCTATGCAGCGATTCGCTGGCTGGAGGATGAAGTGATACCGAAAACGCAGGAAATGGGAGAGGAAGTCGCCAGAACGTATCCGTCGTGGAATAAAAAGCCGGCACAGCAAGAACCGACGGAACCTCCCCAAAGTCTCAAGCAGGAACCTGAAGCCTTTAAGCGGGAACCGATGCAAGCAGGTGGAGGGGCGCTCATTGAGCGTCTGGACAATATCATTTTGGAATGCGTTTTGCTGAAGAAGGAACTCAGCAAGGCGAAGTAAGAGGAAACCTTCAGGGCTGCGGAAACGCGGCCTTTTTTGTTGCCATCGAAAGGGGAGAATGCCGTGAAGAATTTCGACAGGCAGTACCGGCTGGCGGCGGGTAAGGCAGGCTCGACCGGGTTTGAAATTGGCAGCGGCAAGCGACCGCTGCACGTTTCGTTCTCCGTAGAGAAGGCGGACACCAACAGCCAGAACACGGCCAAAGTGACCATCTGGAACCTGAGCGATGAACATCTTGCAGAGCTGAGTAAAAACGACTGCGTGGTCGTACTCCATGCGGGGTACGGCGACACCCGCCCGCTCATCTTCACCGGCGTAGTCACATTTGCCACGACAAAGACTGACGGAGCAGACAGGTCAACAGAGATCGAGTTGGTGGATAACCGCATTGAAATCCGTGACACCTACGTTTCCGTCAGTTATTCCGGGGCTGTAAACTGCAAGACCCTGATTCAGGACACCGCTGACCAGATGGGCGTGACGGTATCTTTCTCCTACAACGCAGAGTTCAAGGACATCCCCAATGGATACAGCTACGTTGGCCCAGCCAGAAATGTGCTGACGAAAGCCTGTGAAACCAGCGGGCTGGTCTGGAGCATCAACAACGGCGTCTTGCAGGTCAAAAAGCCGGGAGATACGATGAGCCGCGAGGTGTATGAGCTTTCGGCAGAAACGGGCCTGCTGGGCCTCCCAGAGCGTGTCCAAATTTCCAATGAGGACAAGGGATACAGCTACGGCTGGGACGTGGAGTACCTGATGAACGCCGCAATCGGGCTGGACGATTATGTGTACCTGAACAGCAAAGCAGTCAAGGGTTATTTTCGAGTCTACTCGGTGCGGATTGAGGGCGACAACATGGAAGGTTCGTGGAGCTGCACAGCCCGCCTGCTGGAGGTGAAGCAAGAATGATGCAGGAGTTTGTTGACCAAATCAATAAAAGCGCCCGCAGCGCGACGGAGGATATGCACACGGCCCTGCCGGGCGAGATAAAAAGCTACGACCCGGACAAGGGTGTCGCCACAGTGTTACCGAAGGCAAAGTTCACAAAGCCTGATGGCAGTACGATGGACTTCCCAGAAATCTCAGGAGTCCCGGTCATGTTCCCGCAGAGCAAAAACGTCACCATTGCATGGCCCATCAAGAAAGGCGATGGATGCCTGCTGGTTTTCAGTGAGCAGGCGCTCGATTACTGGATGTACGGCAAGGAAACTGACACTAAACTGAAGTTCGACTTGACCAACGCCATTGCCATTCCGAGCCTCACATCTGGCGGCAACAGCACCATGAAGCTCGCCTGCGATGAGGATGCTGTGGCGATTGCGGCGGGCGACACCACCGTCAAGATTACGCCCAGCACTGTGCAGGCCAAAGTTGACGGAACCGTTCTGACGGTATCGCCTGATGGCGTTACCATTGAAGGCAAACTCACGGTCAAGGGCGGCATTGTTGCCCGGGATGATGTTAAAGCGTCCAACGGCAGCATCAGCCTTGCAAACCACACCCACAAAGGAGACAGCGGCGGCATGACAGGCAAGCCGCAGTAAAGGAGGGAAAAGCGTGATAGACCTGAAGCTCGATGTCACCGGGGACTTAGAACTCTCGGCGGCAGGCGACATTTCAGCTACGGACAGCATCATGCAGGCTGTCCGTATTCGTTTGCTCTGGTTCTTTGGAGAGTGGCGGCTGATGCCTTCGCTCGGCTTTCCGTACTTTGAGAACCTGCTGGTCAAAAATCCGAATGAGTCCAAACTCCGGCATCTTATCCGGGAAACCGTGATGTCTGTCGATGGAGTGACGGATGTATCGGAAATCCTGTTCAACATCGACAAGAAAAGCCGTAGGGCATCCGTGGAGATTACGTTCAACACGGATGAGGACAGCTTTAGAGAGGAGGTCAAAATCCCGTGGCAAAATATGGCCTGACCCCGCAGGGGCCAAATCCGAAACGCCTTGACGTCATCCTTGAGGATATGCACAGCAAGATGACAGACCGCCTCGGCGTAAATACCCGGCAGAACCCGCAGTCTTTGCTGAATCACACTCTGACCAACGTCGCAGATGAGATTGCAGAACTGTGGGAATTTGGCGTAGACGTGTACCACTCGCAGTACACGTCCAGCGCAACCGGCGTAAGTCTGGACTATGCAGCACAGTTTGGCGGCTCCACCCGTGAAATGGCGGCGAAATCCTATTACAGCATCCTCTGCACGGGTTTGGACGGAACAACCATTCCGGCAGGAACGGTGATTGCATCCGACACAAACCCGGCAACCAGTCTGACATCTACCGCAGATGCAACCATCACGAGGTCGGCTTTCAACAAGGCCACCGTCATCCTTGCATCACCGGCGGCTACAACGGCCCTTGGGGTGGCTCTTAACGGAAACCTATACACCATCACCCCTGACCCCAAACAAAGCACCAGCGAAGCCCTAGAGGCTCTGGGAACAGCCATCACGGATAAGGACTTCCATGTGACGGTCATCAACGACACCATCGTGATCGAGGCGGTCGATGAAACCAGCTCCAATACGCTGGTCATGTCAGAAAACCTGACCACTGCTTCTGTGGGCAGCATCGTCACATTTGAGACTGCCGAGCCGGGCGACATCTTCATTCCGAACGGCGTAATCACGAAGATCACGAAAGCTGTTCCGGGCATGGAGTCCGTGGTCAACGTGGGAAGCTATGTTGCCGGTCAGCTCGCAGAGAGTGACGTGGAGTTCAGAAAGTCCTACACGAACAAAATCTACAACCGCTCGTCTGCCATGCTGGAAAGCATCAAGAGCGCCATCCTGAAGAATGTGCAGGGTGTGGTGAGCGTAGCTCCCTATGAAAACTGCACAAATGAAGTCGATTCTGCCGGCCGGTGGCCGCACAGCATCGAAGTTGTGGTCGAGGGCGGCGACGCAACGGAAATTGCCCAGCAAATCCTGAACACAAAGGCAGGCGGCATCAATACTTTCGGCAGCGTAGAAACCACCCTGCACGGCGTTTACGGCGAAGACATCGTGGTGCGCTTCAACCGGCCGACGTACGTCAAGGTCTGGTTCAAGGTTGGCGTCACTCTGAGTCCGAACACAAATCCGCCTACCAACTATGTCGAGCTTGTCAAAGAGCAGATTCTGGAGAAAATGAGCGCACTGGGGGCGGGCGAGAACGTCATCCCGCAGAAGTTCAACCTTCAGGTGTCTGGCATCGACTACATCGACGTATGGTTGTTTGCAACACCGAATGACGGCGATATGCCCACTGGCTACACCCAGCGCAGTGTGTCCATCTCGGCGCGGGAGCGGGCCATTACGGACGAAAACAGGATTGAGGTGGTCATGGATGGCTGATTACGTCCAGAAGCTCCGGGACGATCTTGCGGAGCAGTTCAAGGGCAAGCCGGTCATCGACGCGCTCATGGAGGCCGTTGGTGATGAGCTGAACGAGGTTCGACAGTTCTACGAAGACCTGCGCGACAAGCGGAATATCCAGACAGCAGTTGGGAAGCAGCTTGATGGCATCGGCGACAATGCGGTTCTGACCCGCCTTGAAGCCGGTGCTTTGGCCTGCGCCAAAGAATCTGTGTATGTACTGGATGATGATGCCTACCGGACGTACCTGATATACAAAATCTGGAAGAACACCAACAACTGCACCTACTATGACATCATCCGGGCGTTCAAAATGTTCTGGGACAAGCCCCTGCATTACCGCGAGGACCCGGCCATCCCGGCCACCATGATTTTTGAAACCGATGCCCTGACACCGGAGGCTGACGTTTCAAAACTGCTGAACGCTCCGTTCATCAAGGCGGCAGGTGTGGCAATTCTGGTGGTGGCGAACACCGAGGCTCCTGAAATGGTCGCAGATGTGCCGGTCGAGGGCATTCTGGGCCGGGGCTATACGACGACGACCCTGCCGGAGATTGAAACCGGCGAAGCATTCATCGACACTGTGCTGCCGGTCCCGGCTGCACAGAACATCACGCAGACAAAACTGCCTGAACTTGAGGAGGATGAGTTATGAGCTACTATGGCTTTGTTGTTACTGACAGCGGCCGAGAGCTGATTGCCAAGCTGGTTGCCGGGCAGCAGCTCCCGATTTCCAAGATTATGGTGGGCAGCGGTACTATCCCGGATGATGTGAAGCCGGCCGCGATGACCGCGCTGGTCGAGCCGGTGGCCGCTGGCACATCGACTGCCCCGGTCTATGATGGGGCCAGCGTCCGCATGATCGTGGAGTACCGCTCCGACCTGAACGGTGGTCTTGACCACGGATTTTGGCTCCGGGAATTCGGCGTGTTCGCCTTTGACCCGGACAAGGGCGAAGTCCTCATCTACTATGGCACGCTGGGTGACTACCCGCAGTACGTCAGCGCTGCATCCAATACCGGCGTGGATGTCCGCCGCTTTCCGGTGTGCATCGTCATCGGCGAGGGGCTGGGCGTCACCGTTGACTACAAATGCGAGGCGTGGATGACGGCGGAAGATGTGGAACAGTATTGCTCGGTCACGATGCTCCCGGCATTCCTGAAGGAAGCACAGAAGCTCGTAGATGCCCACAACGACGATGAGGAGGCCCACCACTCCATCCAGAACAGCATCTCCGACGTGTCCGCCCGGCTGGCTCTGCTGGAGCTGATGTTCAATACCTCCGTCACCGGCAATCCGTTCACGGTCACATTTGAGACGCTGGACGGCACGGTGGTAGAGGGCGTCTGGAACACCACGGCAAAGAGGATCGAGTTCTGATGGAGCACATTGAATTTTCATGTCCGCCCGGTGAGCTGTCCTGCATCATCGGAAATTTGTTCGTCAGCCTTGAACCTCCCTGCAAATATGTGCGAAGTACGCACCTGATGCTCTGCGGCATCACTCACAGCGGAAACAGCGGTCGCCTGACTGTTTTGGGCGACCGCTGCTCTTTCTATGGGCTTGCCAGCGATTTGGAGGCTGCGAGGAATGGCCCCTGCCTCGAAAGAAGGTGTGACCGTGGCTGACAAAGAATATCTCCTCGGAAACAAGGCACGGGAGTTGCTGAAATACACGAACCAAGCGACGAAAACGGTGGCCGAGGATATTTCACGCAAAGACGTTCGGCAGATTTTCCAGAAGATAGCCGCGCTTGACGACATCCGGGACGTCCAGAAGGTCTGCTCTGAGTCCATCGCATATCTCGACCGAACGCACCGGGAGGGCTTCACAAAGGCGCTCTACCGCTGCTACGGCGAAGATATGCGTCTGATTGCCAAGAGCATCGTTCGGGACATTCACGCGGCCAACGGAAAGATGTTCCAGACTGAGTACGAGGAACGCCTGCGGCTGCTTGGCGTAGTCCTCGACGAATGCTCTTTGCTGAATGAGTATATCCAGCTCGTTCTGAACGACGGAGTTATTTCCATAAGCAAAAGTGCCGTCTGGACCCGGAAGGTTCAGGACGTAAAGAATATGGTTCTGTCGTGGAAGCAGAAGGACACCGCCCGCGCTGAAAAGCTCCGGGAGCAGGCCCGTCAGGCAGAACTCAAGCAGCAGGCGGCGATGGTAAAGGCTATCGTCCGCGAACTCCTGAAAGAACAGGAAAAATCAAGGTATCCTGCGGGTTCCCCGCTTGATATAGGGTGCGACTCGAATCGGCCGCCAACTGGTGGCTCCGCTCTCCGAACTGCAACAACTCCAACAACGCCCTGTACGTCAACTCCAATGGCGACTGGAACAACAACAACTGCTCCAACTCGAACGGCATCCGCCCCGCTCTGATGGAAAAGCGAGATGAGTAACCCGGCAACGGGCGAAAACAGTGCACCCATCATCAAAGGGAGTCGCATCCTGTCGGAAGCCTTTATGGCGGACGATAAACACATCATACCGAGGCGGGCCGTCCTCTGCGGGCGCAGCCTGCTGCCGCGAGGAAGCGGACCGGTATTAGACGAACACCCGGCTGGGAGCTTCCTCTACCACCTCAGCCGGGGGAAGAAAATAAGTGTGAAGACACATGACATATCAGGAAATGTGCGAGTTCCAGACCCTCTATGAGGCATATCTGGAAGCGCGAAAGGGTAAGAGGAGCAAGCCGGGAACGGCTCAATATGAGGCCAACGCTCTGATCTGCACCGATAAGCTATCATACGTTCTGAACCAAAAGACCTACAAGCCCAGCGGCTTCGAGGTCTTTTATGTTTATGAGCCGAAGAAACGGCTTGTGCAGGCTCCCGCTTTTGTGGACAAGGTAGTCCTCCATGCACTAACGGACAATGTTTTGTACGACACGATCTGCACCAGCTTCATCCGCGACAACCACGCTTCGCAGCGCGGAAAGGGGACACTGGATGCCATCGTGCGCCTGAAGGGCCACATGGTCGATTACTACCGCAAGAACGGCAGCGCAGACGGATGGGTGCTGAAGTGCGATGTTCACCATTTCTTCGCCTCCATCGACCATGACATCCTGAAATCAAAACTGCGGGCCTTGATGCAGAAGCACGGCGTAGATATGGCGTTCTATGACCTCATGTGTATCTACATTGACAAGACCGACGGCCTGCCCCTTGGGTATCAGACCAGCCAACTGCTCGCCCTGATGTTCCTTGATGAGTTCGACCATTACATCAAGGAAGACCGGGGATGCCGCTATTACGGACGATACATGGACGATTTCTACGTCATCGCCCGGACAAAGCGGGAACTTCAGTTTCTTTTGAAGGACATTGAGCGTTGGATGAGCGACCTCCACCTCGAACTCAATTCTAAGACAGCAATTTTCCCCTTGAAAAACGGGCTGGATTTTCTGGGCTTCCATAGCTACCTGACGGAAAGCGGAGCCTGCGTCCAGAAGCTCCGCCGCTCGGAGATTCAGCGCATCCAGACCCGCGTCAAATACTGGGAAAAAGCCTACCCGGCAGGGGAAGTGACCAGAGAAGCTGTTATCACCAGCTTCGTAGCGTGGGATGCCTTTGCATCCTACGGTGACACCTACGCATTACGGCTGAAATACGCCAAGAAGGTCTCGGTAATCATCGGTGTGGACGTAAAGCCTCGGAGGAAAATTAACTCCACGAGGAGCGTCCGCGCCTTGCGCCGGGTAAAGCAGGAACAGAACATCCGCCGGAAAAGAGGTGACATTACGCCCCGCAAAGACCTGTTCCAGCCCGAACCGCGTCCCGACAGCATTCCGCCGTGGATGTAATACACAACAGGAGGTTCTTTTTTATGGCTTATGTGACCTTGAGTTCCAAGGCAATCGGCAGCACCATCAAGCTGAAAGTAAATGGTTCTGCCAAAGATTTCATCGTCGTCCATCAGGGCAAGCCGTCCAGCGTCTATGACGATAGCTGCAACGGTACTTGGCTGCTGATGAAAGACATCTACGAAAACCGCCAGTGGCATAGCTCGAACACTAACGACTACGCCAACAGCACCATCCACTCCTACCTGAACAGCACGTTCCTGAACCTGTTCGAGTCGAACATCAAGAACGCCATCAAGCAGGTAAAACTCCCGTACCGCAAAGGCAGCGGCACGTCCACGACCGTTACCAGCGGCTCGAACGGCCTGTCTGCGAAGATTTTCCTGCTTAGTGCAACCGAAACGAGCTTCAACTTCTCCGCTATGCCGAGCGGCGAGGGCGCAGAACTGGCCTATTTCAAGGGCTGCGCGGACAACAGCTCGGATTCTAAGCGTGTCGCATATCTCAACGGCTCGGCCGCCCTCTGGTGGCTCCGCTCTCCGTACTGCGGCAGCTCCTTCAGCGCCCTGTACGTCAGCTCCAATGGCGACTGGAACCTCAACAACTGCTCCGTCTCGGACGGCATCCGCCCCGCTTTGATTTTGCCATCGGCAGCAATGGCGTTCCCTATTATCTGTATAG